GGCGCAGCATCCGCCACCGGCAAACACTGTGTGGCTATGACAACCGGCTTTGTGGGCCGCGTTATGGGTGATATCGGCAACGCTATTGTCTGCGTAGAGCGTAGGGATAATGGAGAGATCGCCTCCATCCTTGCTGGCATCGTGGATGGTGAAACGCTGAAACCCGGCGTGTGGTACACCGTTAAGAACGGCCAATGGGTGGAGGTACAGAGATGAACCGACTGAAGGAACGGCGGCTGGAGCTGGGGCTGACGCAGGAGGCGGTCAGCGGCATTCTGAAGCTGGCAGACCCACGGATGGACGTGAGCATGGTGAGCCGGTTTGAAAACGGCGTGTGCCTGCCCACGGAGGAAGTCACCGAGGCGCTGGAGGCGGCGCTGTGGGCCAGCAGGGCGTATCTGTTCGGCGAGGACGAGAAAGCGGAGATGCCCATGCGGACGGCGGAGACAGAGCGGATCGCCGGTCTGATCCCCAAGGGGCGCAGGAATGCCATCAGCCGGGAAGACCTGGCGGCGGCGCTGCACACCACCGACCGGAAGATGCGAAAGGCCGTGGCCGAGGCAAAGACGCAGGGCGTGATGATCTGCAACGACGGGGACGGATATTACCAGAGCGACGAGTTGAGCGACCTGTGGCGGCAATACAGGCGGGAGACGGCGCGGGCTATGTCCATACTCAAGGCGCGGAAGCCTATGCGGGAAGTGCTGAAAGCGGCTGGGAGGCCGGTATGAGCGTGTTTGACTACAAGGAGCCGCGGGTGGAGCCGAAGCCCTACAAGGTGCCGCGATGCCCGGTGTGCGGCGAGGAAACAGATACCCTGTACAAGAATATTTACGGCGAGACCGTTGGGTGCGATGTGTGCATCCGAACGGTGGACGCATGGGAGGAAAAGAAATGAGTTTGAGTTTGTATCACATTGACCAGGCGCTGGAGGCGCTGATTGACCCGGAGACCGGTGAGCTGCTGGACTACGATGCGTTTGAGCAGTTGCAGATGGACAGGGAGCACAAGATCGAGAACATGGTGTGCTGGTCCAAGAGCCTGGACGCGGAGGCAAAGGCCATCCGGGACGAAGAAAAGGAGTTGGCGGAGCGGCGCCGCACGATGGAGCGCAAGCGTGACCGGCTGCGTGACTACGTTGACCGGGCGCTGGACGGGCACCCCTTCCAGACGGCAAAGTGTTCCGTTACCTACCGCAAGAGCACGGCGGTAGAGATCACCAATATGGAGGAGCTGGTGCGATGGTGCATGGACAACGGCTATGACGGCAAGGTGACGTATGCAGCGCCCACGGTGTCAAAGAGCGACATCGCACCGCTTCTGAAGGCAGGCGTTGCGGTAGAGGGGGCAGAGATCGCCGAGCGGATGAACATGGGGGTGAAGTGATGGGCGCACGTATCTACGGTAAGCTGATGATGATACAGCAGGAGTTGAAAGCCCCGAAGGGGCAGTACAACAGCTTTGCGAAGTATAACTATCGGAGCTGCGAGGATATTCTGGAGGCGGTAAAGCCTTTGTGCATCAAGAACAACGCCACGCTGCTGCTGAATGATGCGGTGCAGGAAGTATCCGGCAGATTTTACGTTGTAGCAACTGCAACGCTCATAGACACAGAGAGCGGTGACAGCGTTTCTGCAAACGCATACGCCAGAGAGCCGCAGGACAAGAAAGGCATGGATGACAGCCAGATTACCGGCATGGCATCCAGCTACGCCAGAAAGTACGCACTGAACGGGCTGTTCTGCATCGACGATACAAAGGATGCGGACACGGACGAGGTAAAGCGGCAGGAGCAGAAGCCCGTCAAAAAGGGCGCAATGGAGGTCATTTACTGCCAGGACTGCGGGTTGCCTATCACTGCCACGACGAAGCGAGACGGCACCATTTGGGACAGCGCGGACATTGCCAAGTACAGCACCGGGAGGCTGGGCAGAACGCTGTGTGCCAAGTGCATCAAGGCCGCTATGAAGAAGGAGAAGTAATATGCAGCAGGTGACAGTCGATGGCGCACGGTGGCAGCAGGACAGTGATGGCGCGTGGCTGGCGCTGCGTGTGAAGTCGCCGCAGACCGCGATGGACGTGTGCGACGCGCTGAAGCCTGGCAAGGAGTACAACGTGACCATCAAGGGCAAAGGCCGGAGCCTGGATGCCAACGCCTATTGCTGGGTGCTGTTGGACAGGCTGGCGGCACACTACGGAATCTCCAAGCAGGAGGTGTACCGGCAGGAGATACGGAACATCGGCGGCGTGAGCGAGGTGCTGTGCCTGCGGGAAAAGGCGGCGGATGCGTTTTGTAAGGGCTGGGAGCGTAACGGTTTGGGGTGGATGGCCGACAAGGGCGCAAGCAAGCTCAAGGGCTGCGTGAACGTGACGGTATGGTACGGCAGCAGCACCTACGACACGGAGCAGATGTCGCGGTTGATAGATGCCGTCGTGGAGGATTGTAAGGCGGTAGGTATTGAGACGCTGACGCCGGAAGAGCTGGACGCGCTGGTGAGCCGGTGGGGAGAGGTGAGCGCATGAACAAGCTGCACATACAGCCCTGCTGGACGTGCAAGAAGTGCTACGGCGATTGCAGCTGGTCGAGGAAAGGCCCGGAGCCGGTGCCAGGATGGGACGCTACGCCTACGGTGAAGAAAAAAGGAGGCCGCAAGGCGGGCATCATGCGCAGCTACGCCATTCACAGCTGCCCGGAATATGCGTGGGACGGGACGGAGAAAGCGCATGGAGAGTAAGAGATGCTTTTTGTGCGGGGCGACCGGCGGGACGGATCCGCTGGATCGCCACCACATATTCCCCGGCACGGCAAACCGGAAGAAAAGCGAGAAGTACGGTTTGGTGGTGTATCTGTGCCATAACCGGTGCCACATCTTCGGCAGGCATGCCGTACACAACAACGCAACGACCATGAAGCAGCTGCAGCGGTACGGACAGCTCAAGGCCATGCAGGAGCAGGGCTGGACGGAAGAGGACTTCCGACGAGAATTCGGAAAAAGTTACTTATAAGGAGATTTGATATGCTGAACAAGATTTTTGTCATGGGTAGATTGACACGGGATCCCGAGCTGCGGCGCACCAATAACGGTACCGCCGTTGCCAGCTTTGCACTGGCGGTAGACCGTGACTTTAAGAACGCAGACGGGAGCAAGGACACGGACTTCATCGACATTGTGGCGTGGCGCGGTACGGCGGAGTTTGCTTCAAAGTATTTCACCAAAGGCCGCATGGCGGTGGTGGAGGGGCGGCTGCAGATGCGTGACTGGCAGGACAAGAACGGCAACAACCGCAGAAGCGCCGAAATCGTGGCGGACAATATGTATTTTGGCGACAGCCGGAAGGACACGGACGCGAAGGTCACGTTTCCCCGGACGGACGGCAAGAGCCAGTTCGTGGAGATGGACGAGGATGACATGTCAGATTTGCCTTTCTAAGGGGGGTGACGTGAATGGGCAAGATGCAGGAAGAGATCAAGGCATTGCGGCGGCAGAACACACATTTGCAGAACGTGGTACAGCGGCAGCGGGAACGGCTGGCAGTCATAGACAAATATAGGCGTGCTCTTGACGCGCATTACGCTGCATGCGCTATACAGTTTGGCGAGAAGCGCGAAGACTGCGACGTGTTATGGGGGTATCACTTGGAGATACCCGCTGAACTTGTGGAGAAAGGCAAGACTTACACAGTAAATTACGGCTTTGATCCAGAGCGGATTATGTACATTATTGGCGCATACCCGAAGGATTGAGAGGTGGCGCATAGTGGCTCTTGAGTACATTCCCTTTTATTACAGTTATCGCAAGAAATTAGAGAAGCTTTCAGATCAAGAGGTAGGTCGGCTTGTACGGTCTTTGCTGGAATATGGCGAGACCGGAGAGACGGAGGAACTTACGGGACGGGAGTCTATCGCATTTGATTTCATTGCGGACGATATAAACAGGGCGAAAGCGGCGTATGACGAGAGATGCGCGAAGAACCAGCGCAACATAGAAAAACGATATGCACGGCAGGAGGGTACGACCGTATACGATGGTATACGAACGAATACGACCGTATACGAAGCGTACCAAACCAAAGACAAAACCAAAACCAAAGACAAAACCAAAACCAAAGACAAAACCAAAACCAAAGACAAAACCAAAACCAAAGACAAAACCAAAGATAATTCACTCCCACCTAACGGTGTGAGTGATACACGCGCGGCGCGCTTCACACCGCCATCCGCTGATGATGTGTCCGCCTATGTGCAGGCGCAGGGGTATCACGTCAACGCAGAGCGCTTTGTAGCCTTTTATGAGCAAAAGGGCTGGATGGTGGGGAAAAACCACATGAAGGACTGGAAAGCCGCCGTGCGGAGCTGGGAGACCAGGTGGAAGGACGAGCACCGACCGCAGGAAAAGGGCAGCGGCAACGTGTTTCTGGAGATGCTGGAGGATAAGCTATGACAAGGGACGAAACGCTGAAGATCATGGCTGTGCTGAAAGCCACGTACCCAAACTTCTACAAGGACATGACGCGCAGGGACGCCGAGGGCGTTGTAGCACTATGGACGGATATGTTTTCCGAGGACAGCTACAACGCCGTGGCGGCGGCTGTAAAGGCGTTTATCGCGTCCGACAGCAAGGGGTTCCCCCCGGTGGTTGGGCAGGTGAAACAGCGCGTCACGGAGCTTGCAAGCGCAAAGGCGCTGCCCGGTAATGTGAGCCGTGGCAGCGAGAAGGAAGCGGCCTGGATGCGGCGGTATATCAACGTTGACCACGGCGGGCTGGGTCGTATCTCACGGTACGCACGAGAACACGGCATAACGTGGGATGAGGCAAAGGCGGTGCTGCATGGATAACGGCATCTGGAAGATCGCCACGGCGAAGCTGTGCGGACAGTGTATACGGGACATGGAGGACGAGTACATCTTCTCCCCCATGTGGCGGCGGACGCTGGGCGGCACGTGCGAACGCTGCGGAGAGATGCGCATCGTCCATGAGGTGCAATACACGATGAACAAACGAGGGCTGGAGAAAAGAGGGAAACTGAATGGGCCTGATGAGTAACGACCTGGCGCGGCTTAGTCCTGCGGCGCAGAAGCAGGTCATGGAGAAGATGCGGAAACCGGGGAAGTACAAGGCGCAGAAGACCAAGCGCGGGAAGCTGACCTTCGACAGCAAGAAGGAGGCGGAGCGCTACGACGCGCTGATGCTGCTGCAAAAGGCCGGGGAGATACGGGGCCTCAAATTACAGGTGCGGTACTGCTTGCAAGAGGCGTACATAACGTTTGAGGGCGACCGGGTGAAAAGTATCGACTACATTGCGGACTTCGTGTACGAGCGCAGAACGGCTCCTGACAGCTACGGCCAGCGGTACTGGCTTCCGGTGGTGGAGGACGTGAAGGGGATGCGTACCCGCGAGTATGCCATGAAAGCAAAGCTGTTCCGCAATCGGTACGGGTTTGCTATACGGGAGGTGTGAAGCGTGAAACAACAAATCGCATTGAACGTAGACTGCATGGAGTATATGCGGACGCTGCCGGATAAGGCGTTTGACCTTGCCATCGTAGACCCGCCGTATGGCATCGGCGAGGACGGCGGAAAAAGCCGAAGCAAATTCGTGACACAGAAAAACGGAAATCGGCTGTATGTAGAGGATGGGCATTACGAAAAGACCGGTTTTGATATTGCACCGCCCAGACAGGTGTTTTTCAACGAACTATTCAGGGTAAGCAAAGCGCAGATCATTTGGGGAGCAAACTACTTCACGCTGCCCCGCGCTGGAGCTATCGTGTGGGATAAGTGCAACGATGGTTCAGACCAATCTGACGGAGAGATTGCCTTCAATTCTTTGACAAGCCGTGTAGATATATTCCGCTATATGTGGCGCGGGATGATGCAGGGGAAAAGCATCTCCGAGGGAACGATCCAGCAGGGCAACAAGGCGCTGAACGAAAAGAGGATCCATCCCACGCAAAAGCCCGTGGCATTGTACGAGTGGCTGCTGATGAAGTACGCCAAAGAAGGTTGGCGCATACTGGACACGCACTTGGGCAGTGGAAGCAGCAGGATAGCGGCCTACAACCTCGGCTTTGAGTTTGTGGGGTGCGAGATCGAACCGACATATTTCCAACTGCAAGAGCAGCGGTTTGCGGAACATACGGCGCAGGAAAGGTTGTGGTGACGCATGGGCAAACAGCATTTAAGCAGGGACGACCGCATCTTTATGCGTGGCAAACTGCAAGGCACACGGGAGAACATGGACATGGTGGCGATGGTGCTGATGGACAAATGCGGCTGGCACGTCCAAGAGGAGACATCGGACAGCCGGGACACGCAGAGCATCGCGTATCTGTATGAGTGCCTTGAGAAGCTGGCGGAGGAGATAAACGAGGGACGCATCAAGCGGAAGCACATCAAGGATGTGCTGAAGGACGAGTGCGGCGTTGTGTTTGGAGATTAGGAGGTGATTTAGGTGAAACATTTAGGCGATATTACGAAAATAAATGGGGCAGAGATTGAACCCGTTTGGTGTATTACAGGTGGTTCACCTTGTTAGACAGGATCTATCCATCGCCGGGAAACGCGCCGGTTTGGCGGGAGCGCGAAGCGGCCTGTTTATGGAGCAGGTGCGCATCGTAAAAGAAATGAGGGAGGCGGACAAAAGGAATGGACGGACAGGTGACATGGTTAGACCTCGGTATCTCGTGTGGGAAAACGTGGTCGGAGCCTTTAGCAGCAACAAAGGAAAAGACTTCGCAGCCGTGCTCGAAGAGATCATCAAAATCGTCGAGCCGGAAGCCCCCGGTATTGAAGTGCCTGAAAAGGGCTGGCCTACCTGGGGAGGGTACCACGATGAAATGGGAGGACGATGGAGCGTGGTGTGGCGAACTCACGACGCGCAATACTGGGGAGTGCCCCAACGCCGTCGTCGTATCTCGGTTGTCGCAGATTTTGGAGGAGACACCGCATCCGAAATACAATTTGACCCCAAAAGCGTGTCAGGGGATATTGCGGAGAGCGGAGAGGCGGGGGAAGGATTTGCCGAAGCTGCTGAAAGCGGTTTTAATCCGGCAGTCGCAAGGATCCTCACCGCAAGAGCGGACGGAAGCCCCTGCGCCGACAGAGGCCCCAACATCGTATGCAGTCCGCATCAGGGGGGGCTGTGACGGCGGAGGAAAAGGCGCGTTAGTGCAGACGGAGAAAAGCGGAACGCTGGGAACGGGGAACGATCAGACGATTTTCTGCATGGCCACACAGCAGGGAGGCGCGGAACTGCGGACAGACGACCGAGCGCCCACACTGACCGCAGCGGCGGGCATGAGCGGGAACAATCAGCCGGTGGTGTGTATGACACCGTGGGATTGCCAAAGTAAGCGTATTTTTGACACTAACGGGAAATCTCCAACATTGCAAGGCGGCGTTGGTGGCGGCGTGAATAATCCGGCTATCTTTACGGCAATCCCAATCAACGACAAAGCCACGCGCTGGCAGGGCGGCGGAGAGAGCCGCAACCACGATGGCAGCGGCAACGGTCTTGGCATCGGCAAAGAGGGCGACCCATCCCCCACGCTGACCGCCGGCGACCGCCACGGGGTAATGTGCATGAATCCTTGGGATGCACAGAGCGCAAGGGTGTACGATCAGGATGGCGCATGGCACAGTTTGAATGCCAATGAGAACGGCGGTATGGCGCGGGACAGCGTATTGTGTGCCGGGTTCAAATTGGGTAACAGCGAAAAGGCGCACAGTATCGGATACGAGGAAGAAACATCCCCCACGCTGAACGCCGAGTGCGGCGGGAATAAGCCCGCAGTGGTGGCGCTGGACATGACACACGCCTGTGACGTCATCCGCGAGTGCGGGGAGCAGGTCCCGGCGTTGCAGGCGAGGATGGGGACAGGCGGCAATCAAGTGCCGCTGACATACGGCATCGGCAACGGCCAAGCCAACGAAGCCAGCATTATGGCGGAGGAAGTCAGCCAAACGTTAAATACCATGCACGATGCTCAAGCAGTGATGTGTGATGACGTGAGACACGCGCTGCGGGCAAAGGCGAACTGCGCTTATCGGGAGGACGCAGAGACATACCCAGTGCAGAACATGGTGGTGCGCCGATTGACGCCGTTGGAATGTACCCGCTTGCAGGGATACCCGGACGGATGGGTGGACATTGGCGACTGGACGGATGAGAAGGGCAAGAAACACAAGGACGCGGACAGCCCAAAGTACAAGGCGCTGGGCAACTCCATCGCCCTGCCCTTCTGGGACTGGATGCTGCGGCGCATGGCACGGTATCTGCCGGAGGGCGCGACGCTGGGGAGTTTATTTGATGGCATCGCAGGTTTCCCGCTGATCTGGGAACGGATACACGGGAAAGGCACGGCGCGGTGGGCAAGCGAGATCGAGCAGTTTCCTATCGCCGTAACGAAAAAGCATTTTTCGGAGGAGGAATGACATGACAAGAGATGAGATCGTGACCGCGCTGCGGTGCTGTGGGAACTGCGATGTTAACGAGTGCAAGCCGTGTCCGCTGCGTGCTAACGCAGAGCGCCAAATTAGACTAACACACACCGCCGCTGACCTGATCGAGAACCAGCAGCGGCACATAGAGGCGCTGATGAAAGCCAACGACAGCCTGAAGGACGCCATTGCGCGGCGGGATAAGCAGATAGAGGATATGAAGCAGGGCATGGCACAGCTGGCAAAGGCTGTGGCGGTGAAGGAGGAGGCGGAGTGATGGAACGACTGACAGAGCGACTTAGAACTGGTGAGGTTCTTATGGCGTCAGATTACGAGGAGAAATACACGGAACAAGAGTGGATCTGTGTGCTGCAAGACCGCCTTGCCGCCTACGAGGACACGGGGCTGACGCCGGGAGACATCAAGGAATTGCTTGACGTGGCTGCGTCGAAAACAAACAAGGTTTTGCGGCTTAAAGAAGAATTGCGCACCATGAAAAACGAACTATGCCAATACTGTGGGAAGTACAAAAAAGCACACGAGGGCGCCTGTGACGGGTGCAGATGGAGGGAAATGTGATGGATGCTATTAAGTTTGTAAAGGAATATCTGCGTATGTGCGGCAAATTTTCTGGCTGTGAGGAATGTCCTGCATTTATGACTGACTTTTGCACGGTAAATGTGGAGGAGCAATCGCAGGAAACAGCGGGAGAAGTGGTGAGGGTCGTCGAGGAGTGGTCTGCTGCACACCCGTGCAAGACACGGCAGAGCGTGTTTTTGGAGCAGTATCCTCAGGCTGATATTGATAACACCGGGCTTTTGATCCTGTGCCCTAAGCGTATTTCTGCTGATATACGGGTTACCGCCGATTGTTTGCGCCAGGGGTGCTCCGAGTGCCGCCGTGAGTTCTGGATGCAGGAGGTGGAGTGATGGCAACAAAGAGAGTGTGTGACCGCTGCGGAGCGGAGATCAGCCCGTTCAACTCCGCCACCTATGCCGGTATGCGGCGGATTAAGAATGACATAAACGACAATGACTACGAACTGTGTGTGTCGTGCGCTCACAAACTGAGGAAGTGGTTTAATGGGGAGGGGAAGGACAATGGCTGAATGCATCGACAAGAAAGCGTTTAAGAAAAGCGTCGAGGAGCGTTATTGCAAGCCGTGCAAGGCGGATGGAAAAGACCACAACGGATGCTGGTGTCGTGCCTGTTGGGTTGACGATATGCTCGATGAGGTAGAGTGTTTCCAGCCCGCTGATGTTGCCCCGGTGGGGCATGGACTATGGGCACCCGTGAATAAAATAGACCCCATTAGTGGTTATAGGTGCTCGAAGTGCAGGCGTAGAGTGGGGTTTGACCTCACTCCTTATTGCCCTAATTGTGGCGCGAAAATGGACGGAGGTGACAACAATGCGGCTGATTGATGGTGACAAACTGCAAGAGTTTCCCATTCGGGCAAACCATTGTGACAAAGAACACGCCAACACGCATTTCATCAACGGTATCGAGTCGGTGATGGAGTATGCAGAGCATCTCCCCACCGTAGACGCAGAGGTCGTGGTGCGCTGCAAGGACTGCTATCAATCAGTGGTGATCGGAAATGTCCTGCACTGCACCTATTGGGGAAAGAACACGGACGAAAACGGATATTGCCACGAGGGAGGATAAGCCAATGGCTGAATACATTGATAAAAACGCCACCGTTGGCATTTTGGAGGCCATGAGCAGAAATGCAGACTGTGAGTGCATTAAAAAACGACTTGAAAAGGCAGCAAAACGAGTAAACACCATGCCAGCTGCTGATGTTGCTCCGGTGGTGCACTGCAAAAACTGCCGGAAGTTCAAAACATACGCTTGCCGGATGGTTGCCAGCGGGTATGACGACTTCTGCTCTTACGGCGAACGAAAGGACGAGGCGGATGCAAAAGGGTGACACGATCAAGGCGCGGTTTATGACGCTGCCGAGCGAGTACCCCGGCTCCGGTGCCAACGATGAAAAGCGGTTTCCTGTCCGCAAGGGCACGGTGGTGTATGTGCATCCGAAGGGGCGGTACATCGTGGCGGCGGCGCGGCGGGGTGCGGGAGACATTCTTCCCGGAGGAGGTGCTGACATGAGCGAATTCCCGGAACGGCTGAGAAAGCTGCGGGAGAGAAAGAGACTGAAGCGGTATGTGCTGTCGGAGCGCTGCGGGCTGAACTCTGACGCCATACGCCGGTATGAGCTGGGGACGGCGAAGCCGACGATGGATGCGCTGAAAAGCATAGCGGATGAATTCGGCGTGTCGGTAGACTATCTGATGGGCAGGACGGACTATCCCTGCGTGGTAGATATTGCCGAAAAATAAATTTTGAAAATTCCACTTAAAAGTGGAAAAATTGAAAAAACGCACTTTATCATGGGAGATGCAGGGGCAAACTCTGCATCTCCATTCTTTTTCTTTTCCCCCTTCTTTTCCTGATGGGCGGGGCTTCGGCTCCGCCCGGAGGGAGCAATATGCCGCAGGCCGATGCCGCCCCACATTTCGGGGAGCGGGAGGTCGCACCTCCCGGGCGGCACCAAAAGCGGTGGACACTACCGTTGGGCAATGGCATAGCGCCGCCCTGAAAGTGTGTCAGCATTGGCGCTTTATCCGTGCATTGAGCGCCTAAAAATAACACGGTTGCCAATAGGCGTGCCGCCCGTCCGGCGTAAAAGGCGGCTTGTAATTTAGGCGAGGCGAAAGCTGGGTACAGACGTGCCAATGACAAAGGCCAGTGGCGGGAGGCCGGTGCGTCAGACAAAACGAGGTGATAACATGGCTGCGAGACTGACAGACCGGCAGAAAAAGAAAATACTGGCGGATTATCTGGAAAGCGGCAGCTATCGCGCCACGGCAAGGAAAAACAACGTAAACCCTACAACGGTAAAGCGCGTTGTTGAAGCAAGCGACGACTTTGAACAAAAAGCCGCGGAGAAAAAAGCACAGAACACGGCAGACATTCTGGCGTATATGGAGAGCCAGCGGGATGTGGTGTGTCAGATCATCGGAAATGGGCTGGCGGTGCTGAACGACCCGGCGAAGCTGGCGGAGGCCACGCCCAGCCAGATCACGACGGCTATAGGTACACTGATCGACAAGTGGACCATGATGAACAAGGCATCGGACAATGGTGAGAGCGGCGTGGTGCTGATGCCGGAGGTCAGGGATGAGTAGCGTGGTATGGCGGCCGCAGGAACGGCAGGCCATATTTATGGCGCGGCCGGAGTATGAGGCGCTGTACGGCGGTGCGGCCGGCGGCGGCAAGAGCGACGCGCTGGTCATCGAGGCGCTGCGGCAGGTGCATATCCCCTGGTACAAGGCGCTGATATTGCGAAAGACGTTCCCGCAGCTGCGGGAGCTGATCGACAAGACGCTGAACTATTACCCACGGGTATACCCCAAGGCCAGGTACAACGGCAGCAGCCACACATGGCGGTTTCCCTCCG